TTAGAGAAATGACTATGGAAGAGGTTTCCGAGAGACTTGCTGAAATCTCCGAAGAGTTAAAGAATGACACGGCTGACCTTGATGCGCTTAACGAGGAAATCAACAATCTTGAGGAGCGCAAAAAGGAAATCAAAAACAGCGCAGAAAAAAGAAACGCATTACTTGACAAAGTAGGCAAGGAAGGACAGGTAGTAGAAACTATGACAGAAACCACAGAAATTCGCAAGGGCGCAAATTCTGTAGAATACAGAGATGCGTATCTTAAAAATCTTGCACAAGCAATGGAAGGCAGAGACATCTTCGGCGAAATGACCAAAGAGGAAAGAGAAGCTTTCACATTTACCACAGCAAACACAGGAGCAGTTGTTCCGACTATCATTCTTGACAGAGTAGCAGAGCTTGTAAGCTCAATGGCGCCGTTATATGACGATGCAACAAAGACAGCACTTGCACAGGGCTTCCGTCTTGCAAGACATACGGCTATTGTTCAGGGCGATGCTGACGTAACACTTGAAGGCATTGCAAACGATGACGAAGAGGATGCATTTGATTATCTTGATATGCCCGGCGTTGAGATTAAGAAGCACGCTGACGTAACAAGAAAGATGAGATTCCAGAGCATTGGTGCTTTTGAGGATTGGCTTGTTGCACACATTGCACTTCGTATTCTTGTTGCAAAGGATAAGGTTATCCTTGCAAGACTTAACGATGCGTCAACAGGTATCGCTGCTGCAAACAAGATTACAGGCGATTATGATGACGAAACCATCAGAGGCGCATTTGCACTTATCAAGTCAAACGGTACAAAGGTTGTTTACGCAAACAACAAGACTATCTACAACGGACTGGCAGGAATTGAAACTAAAGACGGTTACAAGGTGTTCACACCTTCAGCAATGGTTGACCCGATTACACAGGGTAGCCTTTACGGTGCAACAGTTAAGCTTGATGACAACATTCCTGATGATGTTGCATATATCGGTGTTCCTGCTGACATTATCGCAAATAACTTTGATGATTATGCTTTTATGGCAGACGAGCATTCAAAGACTTGGGTAACTACTTACAGCGGTTATTCACTTTTCGATGCAGGACTTGAAAATCCGCTTGCATTCGTTAAGGTAACATTCGGCGCAGTTTCTGCGTAATCTATTAACGCCGTCCGTTAATTCGGGCGGCTTCTTTCCGAGGTGAAACAAAATGCTTGAAAAAATAAAGCTTGCATTAAGGCGAACGGATGACACTTTTGATGAAGAAATACAGAACTGTATTGACTACGTTGAAAGGGACATTCAAGACTTAGGCGTTCAGGCTTACGATGAAGATAATCCGAGGATAATCAATCTTACGTCGTTATACGCAAAATCCGTTTTCAATTTTGACAACAAAGGCGATTGGTATTTGAAAGAATATGAACGCCTGCGTAACCAAATTACGTTACAAGGGGACTATATTGAATGAATTATGCAAAGATAGGACTTGTAAGCGAAGCATACAGCAAAGACGAATACGGTATTGATGAAGTGACAGAAAGCGTTAAAGAAGTTTTTGCAAGGGTTGATTCAATTTCTGCAAGGGAATTCTTCAGCGCAGGGCAGAACAACATCAAGCCCGATTTCAAGATGATTGTAAATGCAGACGAATACGGCGGCGAAAAAATTGTAACTTATTCGGGACAGAGATATTCAGTCTACAGAACTTACAGGAGTCTTGAAAATTCGTTGGAGCTGTATGTGGAGCGGAAGGTTGGTACTGACTGATGGCAAGAACGAGTGTAGTTGACATCAACCATATCGCTTCGGCTGTTAATGATATTCTGCAAGAATACGGTGCAGAAATAGCTGAAGATGCGGCGGTATCGGCGCAAGAGGTTGGTAAAGAGGTTGTTAAACAATTGAAAAAAACTTCCCCAAAAAGACCAAAGAGCGGTAAATATGCAAAGTCTTGGAAAATGGACTTCACGCAGACAAGGTGGGGAAGTAGTCAAGTTATAGTTTACAACGACAAGCATTACCAACTTACACATTTGCTTGAAAACGGACACGCTAACAGAGATGGTGGAAGGACGGATGCAATTCCGCACATTAAACCTGAGGAAGAATTTGCAATAAAGGCATTTGAAGAAAAAATAACGGAGTTGATTGAAAGATGACATACCAAAATATTAACGAGATTATGGAAGAACTTTCCGAGTCTTTAGACTGTGCATATGCGTATTCAGCTTTCAAGGAAGGAAAGCGAAACCGCTTCCTTATTTTCTATTATGACGATTCGGATGACCTTTACGCAGACAACATAAACTATCAGAGCATTGTAAACCTTGTAATTGAGTTTTACGCACCAAACAAAGAAATCGCTTCGGAAAAGAAAATTCAAGACATATTAGCTTCACACGAAATGTCATACGATAAATCAAACGTATACATATCGGGCGAAAAGCTTCACGAAACAATATATTATACGGAGGTAGTTATTAATGAACAAAGTTAAATTCGGTTTAAAGAATGTTCATTATGCAGTAGTAAACGAAACTGAGGAAGGCGTTATCACTTTTGGTACACCCGTTGCTATTAAGGGCGCAGTAAACCTTTCGCTTTCAGCTTCAGGCGATACGAATGACTTCTACGCTGATGATGTTAAGTATTGGAGCGGAACATCAAACAACGGTTACGAGGGCGACCTTGAGATTGCGTTAATTCCTGATTCGTTCAAGACCGCTGTTCTTGGCTTCATACAGACAGCTGAAGGCGGTATTCTTGAAACAGGCGATGAAAAGGCAAAGAAATTCGCACTTCTTTACGAAATCAACGGCGACACAGAGAGAAGAAGATTCGTTGACTATTATTGCACAGCAACAAGACCGTCTGCCGAGGCAGCTACAACAGAGGACAGCATTACGCCGCAGACAGATACATTATCACTTACAACAGCCCCGATGTCTTACAAGGCTTCTTCAAGCGACACAGCAAGAATGCTTTCAAGATATTATGAGAGCGAAACAGGTTCAAGCTATTCCACTTGGTTTAGTGCTGTTCCTGTTCCGACAGAGGCTACATCAGTTTAAAGAATGGGGCGAGGAAACTTGCCCCTTTTTAACTTTAGAAAGGAGTCACAAATGAAAGGTATTGAAAGAACAGTAAAAATTGACGGTATTGATGTACCGATGAGAGCTTCAGCTTCTTCACCGAGAACGTATAGAAACGTATTCGGCAAAGACTTATTTATTGAGCTTGAAAAGTTAAGAGAGTCTTACGAAAAGAAAGAAGATATAGACCTTGAAATACTTGAAAATATGGCGTATCTGTTTGCATATCAGGCAAACGAGGATATTCCCGATATAGATACTTGGCTTGACCAATTCGGTATCACAGCCATTTTTGAAGCGCTTCCGCAGATACTTGAACTGTGGGGCGACAACGAAAAATCAAACAGTAAAGCAAAAAAATAACACGCCCGATAGACCGGGAATACAACACAGCATTGTATTTACTTCGGTGTGCAGAAGTCGGGCTGTCACAGATAGATTTAGACTTGCTTACATACGGAACAGTGCTTGATATGTTCACCGAAAGGGCAAACGATGATTGCGAATATCCGTATAAGGCAACACAAGACGATATAAACAAATATTTCGGATAGGTGAAGTAAATGGCAAAGGGTAAAATCCGAGGCATTACAATAGAACTTGGCGCAGACACAAGCAAATTCGGCGAAGCAATAAACGGCATTAACAAAGACCTGAATTCAACGCAGAAGGAATTAAGGGACGTAAACAAGCTGTTAAAGTTTGACCCGAAGAATGCACAGTTATTAGCGCAGAAACAAGACTTGCTGAAGTCTGCAATAAGCGACACAGGAAAGAAACTTGACGAAGAAAAGAAAGCGCTTGAACAATTAAAAAAAGCTGACAAGTCGCCTGAAGTTGAAAAGCAAATGCGAGCTTTGGAACGACAAATTATTGATGACAAAGGCAAGATGAAACACTTCAACAAGGAACTGAAAGAAGCGGACAAGGCTTCAAGCGGTGTTGAAAAAGCAAAGGCACGTTTCAAGAAATTCGGCAAGGGACTTGGCGGAGTCGGTAAGGCTGTTGCAGGAACAGTTAAAGTCGGTGCGGCGGCGGTAGCAGGAATCACAACGGCAGGTGTTGCCGCAGGAAAGGCTGTAGGAAAGTTAGCTTCCGAGTCGGCTGTTGCAGGTGATGAAGTTGACAAGATGTCACAGAAACTTGGCTTGTCAAGGAAGGGCTATCAGGAATGGGGCTTTGTTCTTGGGCAGGCAGGAGTTGACATCAATTCCTTGCAAACAGGAATGAAAACAATGACTAACCAAATCGATGCGGCGAAGAACGGCACAAAAGGTTCGGTTGAAGCCTTCAGCAAGCTTGGCATATCTATGGAAGAACTTAACGGAATGTCAAGGGAAGAAGCCTTCGGCGCAATTGTAAAGGGAATGCAGGGAATGGAAGATTCCACCGAAAGAGCGGCGCTTGCAAATCAGCTTTTTGGTAAGTCAGGACAAAACTTAACGCCTTTATTCAACGAGTCGGCAGAAGCAACAGACAAAATGATTAAAAGCGCTAATGAAATGGGAATGGTAATGGGCGACGACGCTATTAACGCCGCCGTTGATTTTCAAGACCAGCTGGACGGCTTAAAGCGAACATTTGAAGCTACGAAGAACGGCGTTTCTTCGCAAATGCTTCCTGCATTAACAGACGTTATGGGCGGCTTGCAAATGCTTATGATAGGCGACACAGGCGGCGCTGATAAGATAGAACAAGGCTTCGCAAATCTATTTGACAGCATTGGAAAGATATTAAGCAAGGCAACGGACATTCTTGCACCCATTCTTGACGCACTGTTGGCGGCGCTTCCGAACATCATAACACAGCTTGGCGCTGCTTTGGTTCAGTATTTGCCTTCGCTTATATCTGCATTTTCCAATATGGTTAACACGCTGTTGACGGCTATAAGCGAGAACTCGGCGCAGTTTACGAATGCAATAATTCAAATCGTAATGATGTTGGCAGACTTAATTATTGACAATTTGCCTTTGATATTACAAGTAGGCGTACAGCTTATCATTGAATTGGCAAAGGGCATAGCTCAGGCGCTTCCGCAGTTGATTCCTGAAATCATAGCGCTTGTAATAACCATATGTAATTTTATAATTGAAAACCTTCCGTTGATTATAGACGCAGGAATACAAATAATAATCGGATTGCTTGACGGCATAATGAAGGCACTTCCGCAATTGTTATCTTATATTCCCGTCTTAATAGTTAAGGTGGTTCAGGCAATCGCCAAAATACTGCCGAAGCTTTTGAATTTAGCAAAGCAAATGGTCAGCAAGATGACTTCACCGTTTAAAAAAATCGGGGCTTGGTTCGGTAAGATATTCAGCGGAGTATGGACAACTATCAAGTCAAAGTTTAGCGGAGTCGGTAAATTCTTCAGCGGAATATGGAAAACGATTAAGGATAAATTCACGCCTATAGGAACGAAAGTCGGCGACGCAATAGGCGGAGCGTTCAAAAAAGCAATAAACGCCGTTCTTGCAACGGTGGAAAGAGTATTAAACACAATTCCAAACACAATTAATAAATTAAGTAGCGGATTGAAGAAATTTGGAATTAACATTTCCTTACCGACAGTAACTCTTCCGAGGCTTGCAAAGGGCGGTATTGCGACAGGTGAAACAACAGCAATTGTCGGTGATAATCCGTCGCACAAAGAGGCGGTGCTTCCGCTTGACAGCCCACAGGCATTAAAGCTTTTAAGGGAAGCGTTCGGCGGTGGCAACGGCGCAACAGTTAACCAAACAATCAATGTAGGACAGATGTCATCATATAGGGAGGCTTATATGATACGCAGAGCTACAGAACAGGGACTTAAAAAAATGATGAGGGCGACAGTATGAATGACATAATTATTAAATGGAACAACGAGCAATTTTCACTTTTCAATAGCGACGATTTTGTTGTTCAAAATATTGAAAACCTTACTTGGGCGCAGAATGAATTAAGCCTTACAACAAGTTCCTATTTGCCCGGTGATACAGTGCAAAACAATGTTGGAACGGCGAGGGATATTACTATCACTTTGAAGCCGACAAAAGGCAAGGGCGATTACAACGACATTATACACAAACTTGCAAGAATGCACGGCAAAGAAGTTACGCTTGTATGGAAGAACAGAGTGATTCCGTCGTATTTTTATGATGTTTATCAAGAGCATACGGAAGAAAATTTAATTGCGCCTTTGGAAACAGACTTAATAATTACGGGTATAGTTAATGAATTTGAAAGTCAAAGGTTTGAAGATAGTGTTATTATTACGCTCAATGTTCATTGTTCAAACCCGTATTGGACAACACAAGAGCCAATATCAAGCACGGTAGTTAGTTCATCAGGCGAAGGGACGTTTAACAACTACTCCGAGCTGCCCACTGGAATTAAAATTGAAATACCAGACTTTCAGTTTTCAAGCACCGACCCTAATGTGTCCTATTACCAACTTTTTATATTGAACGGCGAAAATGCAGACTTTGGAACGGGATATGAAATTGATTTTTTTCCGTTGCCAGGGTATTCCAATGCCTCGGGGACGGTGAATTTTTGGGCAACCTTTGAAAAAGGAAAAATTTCGCTAAAACGCGGTACAACGGAAAGCACAGCAACCAACATAAGTGCAAAGGTAGGATGGAAAGTGCTTAAGGCGGAAAAAATAAGCCCCGGTACTTATGTTGGCTACGAAGTGACCGAATTTCCGTGTATGCCATTATCAGTAACGCAAGACCAATTAACGTTTTCTTTGAACGCAACAAATGCAGGAAGTTCAACACAAGTCACAATCAGCCACTACCCAATGTTTATATAAGGAGTAAAAAATGATTACATCATTAAGAATATTTAACACAAACCTTCAGCCCGTGACGGTGTTTTTCAGTTTTATTTCTTGCATATGGACAACGCAGTATTTTGCGCCGGGCGAGTTTGAACTTGTCGTTGAGTATTCGCCCGAGAATTTAGCGGCATTAAAAATAGGCTATTACGTTGTAAAGAATAACACAAACCAAATAGCTGTAATTGAGAAAGTACGATATGAATACACGCCTGACGAGGGCGGAAAAATCATAGCAAGCGGACGAATGGCTATAAGCTTACTTGACCGCCGTCTGATGTACACATTTAATTCAAGCACTTACAGACCGAACATATTTACTTATTGCTCACAAAACGGCAATATGGAAATAGCGGCAAGGCATTCTGTTGAGTGGCAAGCAATAGACCCGACGTTCGGCGGTGCAGGGCGCATAATTTCACCGTTACAACTTGGAACGCTACACGGGTACACAGAAAAAGCGACAAGGCGAATATCAACATATCAGAACTTGTATACAGCGCTTACGTCTTTTCTTGCAACAAAGAATATGGCGCACCGTATAACCTACAACGCTGACAATTCAACGCTTGAATATGAGGTATTTAAAGGCGCTGACAAGTCGCAACAGCTTGTATTTTCACGTTATCTTGAAAACCTTTTGTCTTTCGCATATGAAACGGACAAAACGGACTATAAAAACCTTGTGTATATAGGTGGTACAGGTGACGGACTTGACCGCTTCGTAACAGCGGCAACGGTTAACACATATCAGGCAGGAACAGAGCGGCGAGAGGTGTTCTATTCCGCTTCAAGTGACCTTGAAGAAGGAACGACGAACGCTGCTTATGCAGCATTGATACAAGCAGAAGCAAAACAAGAGTGCAGAGAGTTTTCACAGAAAACGACTGTTGAGGCAGAGATTGACCTTGTTAATTCGGGTCTTGAATTCGGTGTTGACTACAACGTCGGCGACATCATTCTTATTAAGGATATTGTTGACTTTAAGCCGAGAATTACAACGGTTATTGAAAGTCAGTCAGCAGACGGCTACACAGTAGACGTTGAGTTTAACGAGGACGCACCTGAGGAGGAAAGCGAATGATAAAAATTGACGAAATAAAAACGTTGTACATAGGCAAGCAAGGGGAAAACAGCGCTAATATTGCGGTGTTTGACCTTACGGATTGGGTGGAAGAATACGGCGCAGGAACGGCAAAACTATTACATCAAAGAAACGGCGACGAAATTCCCTATATTGCACAGACAACGCAAAGCGGAAGCACTTTAAGTTGGATATTCACAAGCGACGATACAGCGTTTAACGGCTACGGCAAGGCACAGTTGAATTACTATGTGGATGATGTTCTTGCAAAGACGCTAATATTTACAACGAAATGCGATAAATCGCTTACTGATGAAACAGAAGCACCGGGGGAAGTCAAAAGCGCACTTGACCTTATCGCAGGAACAGTTGACGGAAAGCTTTCGCCTTCAAACATCAAGGCAGGGCAGAACGTTACAGTAGACATTGACGGTAACGATGTCACAATCAACGCTTCAGGCGGTGGTGGTGGAACAAGCGACTATTCACAGTTAGCTAATAAGCCGTCAATCAATTCCGTTGAGCTTAACGGCAATAAGTCACTTGCAGATTTAGGTATTCAGCCTTCGGGAAGTTATGCGACATCGTCCGACTTTACAGCAGAAGCAACGGCAAGACAGAACGCTGACAACAACCTACAAGGGCAGATTGATGCAATTACCGTTTCGTCTGACGTTATAGACGTTGTAGGAACATACGCAGATTTGCAGAACTATGACACATCTCACGTCAAGGCAAACGATATTATCAAGGTGCTTCAGGATTCAACACACAATGACGCACTATCTTATTATCGTTGGGTAATAACGGATAATGTCGGTGCTTGGGTGTATGTAGGAAGCGAAGGACCGTTCTACACAAAGTCGGAAACAGAAACAATTCTTGACGATTACGCAACAATCACAGCATTAAACAGCGGACTTGCAACAAAGCAGAATGCTTTTAACGTTGGGAAAGGCTTAACGCTTGCAAATAGCGTACTGTCAGCAGACACAAATAAACAACTGTTCGTTGGTAGTTTGCCGACTGAAAACATTTCTGAAAATGCGATATACTATACTCCAAATTATGCTTTATTCTCTGGTGTTGCAAACTATATAACAACGGATTACCCAACTGTAGTTGTTACAAGACAGAATGATTTGCCGAGTAAGATGCTCCAAATGGCTTGCAACACTAATAAGAATTATAGCGTTTCTTCACCAAAATCATACATATACAACATATATGACTATGTTGACGGCAAATGGGTACTTAATCAGTCCTCAAGTGTTAGCGAGGCAGATAATCAATGGGCGACAAAATTGGGCTTACCCACAAATGTAACAGGTAGTGCCGCTACTGTTAGAGCACAGTTTGAGGCACTTATATGGTATTCAAGTCAGGATTTCTCATACGAAAGAAGTTATTGGGGTTACAAAACCGTTAAAAGTAGTGAAACACCTCCTGTATGGCGTGGCAATGTTACAGATGCGAATGGTGTTCCGCTTGATACATCAAGCATTAATTACTGTTTATTTAATACATATCAGTATGTAAATGGTGCTTGGGTTAATTATGGCGTATCAGATTTTAGTGAACTGTTTACACATTTTATTGATGTTTTGAACAGCAAAGCAGATTCAGTAACAACATACACCAAAACAGAGGTTGACAACCTTATTTCAACAGCAATAGCTGATGTTTCTTCGCTGATTGGGGGTGCTTCATAATGAGCTTGAAAACAGAACTGCAAGGTGCGATTGATTATTGCAACACAGCACTTGTTAACAAAGGAGCAGACGAGGCTTCAACGGTTTATGAAATCGGGGATATGATTGATACGATTGAGACGGGCGGTGCAACATATCCAAGCGGTTATGTAACAAGCGGACTTGCATTGTTTTATGATGGGATATGGAACACAAGAAGCGGTCATAGCAACAGTACAAGCACTTGGGAAGATTTAAGCGGCTATCAAAACGATTTAACGCTTGGTGATGTAAACATTCTTTGTGATTGTATGGAGAGTTTGTCGCAAGGCGGTTTAGGGTACAATGACACGTTCAACGATTCAATAGTGACAATAGAGATGGTTGTGGCGACGTTTCCTACCGACGGTGTAATATTGCAGACAAATTTATATTCAAACAATGAAATGATGGTTTACAAGAGAGCGGCGGGAATATCGCCAAAAGCAAGTTATCCGACAAGAAGTTATGCACAAAATCTTAAATCACAGTTGAGCTTCGATTATGGGAACTCTATATGGCTTGTTAATGGCGAAACAAAAGCTGACGGCACACAAGACACTTGGTCAAGAGCAGGAACGCATAAAATACAGTTGTTCATGTACAACGACTTACAATATGGAGGAATAGGCTCTCTTTATTCTCTGCGTATTTACAATCGTTCATTAACAGCCGCAGAAAAGGCGCAAAATCTTGCCGCTGACAATGCACGTTTCAATTTAGGAATAGTAATATAAGGCGGTGATACCAATGGATATTAAGATAATAGTTGCCTTAATTGGCTTTTGTAGTAGTGCGTTTGGGGGACTTGTAGGCATACTTATCAATTCAAAACTGATGAATTACAGGATAGAACAGCTTGAGAAAAAGGTTGACAAGCACAACAATCTTATTGAACGCACATACAAGCTTGAGCAAGAGCAAGCTGTGTTAAAAGAAGAGATGAAAGTTGAACAGCACAGAACACAAGACCTTGAGGAAGGACTTGAAAAGGCAAACGATAAAATTACTAATATGACAAGGAGAAACGGCATATGAACATTAACAAAGATTGGATTGCAAGAGTATTCAAAACATTCATTCAGGCTGTTGTATCAGCTTTAGTAGTATTCCTTGCTGACGGTGTAGATTTCACTAACAAAGAAGCTGTTAAAACTTTAATTGTTGGCGCAATTGCCGCAGGAATATCAGCAGTTATGAACATCAACAAATTTAAGCCTGCACCTGAAACGATAGCAGAAGAAGTAGCAGAAGATGAATTCATTACGGAGGACGAGAAATGCTAATCTATATTCAGCAGAACGGAGCGTTAGGAAAATCTATTCCGTATCCTTCGTCAGCACACCCGAACGCAACAATAGCAACAAGCGGTTGCGGTGTTTGTTCATCCTTAATGGTGCTTCTTAATTCAACGTCATATGTTCGGACTTTGAAAGGTTGGACTCAGCGAGTTATTAAGTGCGGTGCAAGGGTAGCAGATGGAACTGATATGCACTTACTGTCGCAGAAAATGGCGAAGAACTACGGTTTTGAGGTTGAAGAAACAAAAGATATTGCCAAACTGAAAAAGCACTTACAGAACGGATATAAGGCTGTATTACACGTTGGTAACAAAGGTTATTTTTCTTCAAGCGGACATTTTGTTTGTGCCGCAGGGATTAAGAAAGACGGAACGCCTATCATTCTTGACCCTTACTATTACACGGGCAAATGGAAGCAGACCGTTAACGGTATCAACAGAGCAAAGTATTTTACTTATAACGCAAATACGCACGAGGTATACTGTAACTTCAACACTATACAGCGAGATAGAAGAGGCTCATATTATCTGTTCAAGCCGACCAAAAAAGTTGACTTGAAATATGCAAAGGATGACGGACATTTTACTAAATTCGGTGTTGACCTTTCCGAGCATAACGGCAAAGTGATATTCAAAGACCTGAAGAATGATGTTGACTTTGTTATCCTTCGTCTTGGTTGGACCGGGAACAAGGGGAACGATACGCCCGATAAATACTTTGAATACAATTACAAATGGGCAAAAAAAAGAAAAATCCCTGTAGGGATATACGTTTACCTTTATAACAATTCGGTTAAATCGGCGCAGGAAAGCGCAAAGTGGGTATTGAAGAAGCTGAACGGCAGAAAGCTTGACCTTCCTGTTTTCGCTGATATGGAAGATTCGTCTATTGCGAATCTTGGCAAAGGCAAGCTGACGGACATTACAACAGCTTTCAATGACGTTATAGCCAAAGGCGGTTACAGAACAGGCGTATACGCTTCGGCGAATTGGTTTAACACTAAACTTGACACAGCGACATTAAGAAAAAAGTATTCAATGTGGATAGCTGACTACAGATATAAGGCGAGCGACTGTAAGTATGCCGACAAGTATGACATATGGCAGTATTCTTCCAAAGGCAAGGTATCAGGTGTTGACGGAAACGTTGATGTTAATCTTATGTACAACAATTTAATCAAATAAGGCATAAGGGGTTTTGGCTCTTTTTACCTTTATGTAGGCGGAGGGAAACCTCCGTCTTTTTTTTATTGCAAAAATATAAGACGAGGCTGACGCCCCGCCTTACTTGTGTTAAAAATAGTGTTAAAATTTTAAAAAATGGCGGTATTACTACGAATTGAAATAGTATACTCTCATTCATTACGAATCTGCTGAAAATCGCATAAAATAGCCGTTTTTGGCGGTATTAGTGCGTTTCAGTGGTTTAAAATGTTTCAAAATGTTTCAAAATATCACACGATTTTAGTGTTAAAAATAGTGTTAAATTGAAAAAGTAGTGTTAAAAAAGTGTTAAATTTTCCCGACAAAATCATTCAGCTTTTCGGCTGATATTTTCCGTCTTTGTTCGGTTATGTGGGTATAAACATCTTGCGTTATCTTGACAGAAGAATGACCGAGCAATTCCTGCGCTTCTTTCGTATCAAGGTTAGCATCATAACAGATAGTTGCGAATCCGTGACGAAGCTGATGCGGTGATACATTAAGGTTGTATTCTTCCTTGAACTTCTTCCAATAATAATATATTTCGTAACGCTTGTAATAATCGCCTTTTGGATTGGGAAATATAATTCCCTTCCTATTCTGTAAAATGGTTTCTACGGGCTTTAGAATGGGGATTTTGCGTATTCCTGCGTTAGTTTTAGGGGAAGGCTTCACAATGGGCGTATTGACATTATGAACAATGGTTTTGTTTATAGTGATATATCCGTCTTGAACGTCCCCGGAAGTCAAGGCAAGGGCTTCCCCAATGCGACAGCCCGTATACAGAAGAAATCTTGCAAGCTCTGCCATTTCCCCTTTGGCATTCTTTATTGTTTCAATTTCCTCGTCTGTAGGTAGCTCTCTCGTCTTATGTGGGGCGTTTCTTGGCGTTTTTAGGTATAAAGCAGGGGAATTGTCAATATAACCTTGCATAACGGCATATTGGCACACAGACGATAATACAATACGTCTTAAATCAATAGTTTGCCTTGCGTAACCTTGCAATTTCATTCTGTCAAGAATATTCTGCATATCTTTTAAGGTGATTTCGGACATTCGCAGACCTTCAAATTCCGCTTTGATTTCTTTCATCGGTGCTTGGTAGGAAAGTCGGGTATTAAGGGCAATATCTTCCTGATGTCTGTCATACCATTCGTCAAGGACAGAATTGAAATAAGGGTAACGGCTCAATTCGTAAGCTTGTTCTGCTTCGTTTTGAGCCTTTTTTATTTTTGCCTTTAATTCTTTATCGGTCTTTGCGTAAAAGCCTTTCCTTGAATACGTTCCGTCAAGCTGACGGACTTTAGCGGTTGTGCGTTTATAATTGTAACTCATTTATAGAAACCTATTGTCATTGTATCTTTATCAGAATCATCCACAAAGGCAAGTACCTTTTCGTTACGGTTGTAATAGTCATTAACCATTTTTTTGAAATTACTATCCTGTGCAAGGTAACCTGCGACAACCATTATTCCGTTTCGCACTACATTGACGGAAACCGCTTCGCTGTCATATTGATTCGTTGGCTCTTGCAGAAGGTAAAGCCTTTCCTGCGTTAGCAGAGTAACATCTTCGTGATATTGCCTTCCTACGATATAGACATCATCATAATCGTATGCCAAATCGTAACGCTTGCCGTCTTCAGAGAACGATTCGGGTAATATGCTTTCAGGCACATAGCGAGAACTATCTGCCGAATAATTAATTGTTTGAGGTTTTGCTTTTTTGTGCTTCTTTACTGTAATTACTGTCATAACAATGGCGGCGATAAGGAATATACCGCCGATTGTGGTCGCTTTTTCACCGCAGAACATTAAAATAACAACGATTAACCATAATCCTATTGTAATAGTCTCAAATAAATGCTTTTTGATAAATTCCATAATTTTCCTCCTTATGCTGATTTTATAATTCGCTTTACTTTTCCCCTAACATTCAGGAATTGCAGATGCTTTTCATCAATATTAATATCGGGGTAATAGGGGTTAAGTGAATGAAGCGTTACAGACTTTTCATCGTAATAAACCTCTTTAACATACCATTCGCCGTCATACAAGACAACAGCAATATCGCCCGAATCAACGGATGTCTGTTGCCTTACTTGGATTAAATCGCCTGTTTCAATCTTCGGGGACATACTATCGCCCTTAACCCTGATGAAAAGCGTTTCTGCTGCCTCGGATGCGGAACGGAACGGCAAAGGCTCATAGTCAATAACACTTTCATTTGCCAATGCTCCGAAACCTGCCGATACGCTTTCAAATACGGGTATATTGAATATCTTTTCTGTTACGGGTAACAATTCGGTATCATCAAGCAATTCCGCAGGAGTTACGTCAAGCGCATTAGCAAAAGTCAATAACGAGCTTTGCTTTAATTCCCTTAATCCCATTTCAATTTTATTAATTGCGGAAGCAGTTTTCAGCCCGACCATTTCGGCTAATTCTTGTTGCGTTAGGTTTTTTCTTTCCCTTAAATGTTTAATTTTTTCATTGCATTTCATATAATCACATCCTTGTATAGACAATATAACATTATATAGCCGTTTTGTCAAATTATTTTTGCAAATTGTCAAAAAAGTGTTGACATTGTGGCTAACCTATGGTATTATGAATACAACAGGTAGCCAATATGGCTAATTTTTAACACTACATATAGCCAAAATGGCTAATGGTGACCAAACCTATATGGAGTAAGCAAGCTGACCTATCGGCTATACGGGGAATTCAAAAGAAAGGAGTGAAAGCATTGACGGATTCAAAGGAATTAACAAACCGCATTAAGGGCGCAGGGTTTACACTTGAAGAAATGGCATCTAAACTTGGTATGACTCGTCAGGCACTTGACAACAAAATCAACAACCGAGTAAACGCAAGCGGTAATGTTGCCGAATTCAAGGCAGGCGAAATCGCAAAGCTTAAAAAGTTGCTTAACCTTAACCTGACCGCCACTAATGCTATTTTTTTTAATGTCAAATAGCCAAAATGGCTAATTAAGGAGTGATTGAATGAAAGAAAAAGACGGATACAGAGAACAGCTTCAAAGCGTTCTTGAATTCACAAACGGAACGCATTTATTGTCCGTAA